TTTCCGGGTTTCTGAATGCCGCGCAAACAATGGTCAAGGGCCATCAGGAAGCCTGGCAAAAGAAGCTTTCTGCCGACATGGGATCTTACCAAATGGGGGCAGACATGGCCCAGCAGGCAGTAAGTTTCCTTAACGATCTGGCACAAAATAAAGCAGAAAAGCACATCGCTTTGGCACAAAAAGAACGTGATGAAAAGGTGGCGCTGCTGCAAAATGAAATGTCGGTGACAGAGTCTCTGATCACCAGCAGCTCCAATTACGTCACATCGCTGAAAACAGCGGAAACCGACCGGTTAACGGAATTACAGCAGATCCTGACCTCGGAAACGACCACAGAGGAGCAAAAACGGGACGCGCTCAAAAAGTATTACTCCGAGCAGCTCCAACAAATGAAAGCCGCCGAAGAATCCAAAATCATGGAACTTCAAAAGCTGGCAAACCTGGCCAAAACAGACGATGAAAAGCGGGCCATTGAAGAGAAAATAGCACTGGCGAAAAAGGAAAGCGCTGAGAAAATACGCCTGGCCACCGAGGAAGCCCAGTCAAAAACCGAGCTGATCGACGAGCTCACAGACTTTACCACCGAAACCAACGCCAAGGTGTTAAAGGACGCTCAGAACGCTTCGAACAAGCAGATCCAGATCGCAGAAGACGAAGTGACCACCAAGGCCGAGTTCAAGGAAGACCTGGAAGCAACCATCGCAGCCGAAAACCGGAAGGCCCGCGCGACCGAAGTGGCAGAGAAAAAGAAAGCCTGGAAGGCCCAGCAAAAAGCCGATATCGCAAGCGCCTTGATCACCGGTGCCCTTGCGGTATTGAAAGCTTTGGCCAACTTTTTCCCGCTCAACATCGTACTGGCAGCCGTTGCCGCAGTGGTGACTGGTGTGCAGATTGCCAAGATCAAAAGCCAGCCCGAACCCCAGTTTCGTCACGGGGGATATTTCCAAAATGCGGGGTATCTCCAAGGCGGTAAACATGGCGCAAAATATGGCGACGGCGGTATCGCCTTTGTCGACCGGCGGACTGGCAATGAGGTAGGCGAAGCCGAAGACGGTGAAGCCTACATCATGTCCAACGAGATCACCAAGCACCACAAGCCAGTACTGGATCAGATCATTTACCAGTCGGTCAACCGCCAACCCGGCCCACTCAAACTCAATGGTGCAAGTACCATGATGCGTAACGGATCGATGATGAACGGTGATAACGGGAGTTACTCCCATTACGTGCCCACCACACCCTACTGGGAAAAGAACATGATGCTTTTTGGATCCAAAAAACGCAAAGCCCAGCAGGCAGCCAATGAGGCGAATATCGATGCTTACAACGCGCAAAAAGAAGCGGACGAAGCAGCTGCCGCCGCCGGTGCTACATCAACAGGCGACACCGGAGATTACGGAGCCGACACAAGCGGATACGACGGCGTCGATGCCAATGACCCATCGGCAACAGGAGACACGGCAGGCGCTCAGGCCGCACACGAGAAAGCAGAAAGGCAAGGTGAAGAGTCCATCAAAACCCAAAAAGCGGTCTTGGCAAATTCCGAGAAACAGATTGAAGCGCTCAGGCAGATTGCTGCCCTTGAGAACGCGGTTAACAGTGTTAGGGATGCAGTAAACAACTCCAATCAGAGCGGGCGTTTGGATAGTCTCATTGGAGCTGTGAGCCTGATGGGAGGCAAATAATAAGGGCAGGATTTTGTATATTTAATTAGAACAAAACACAATCTATGAGCCGTCAAATTGAAGTAACACTACCCGTGAAATCCTACGTTAAAAAGTTCATCGAAGCCAAGTATTACAATCAACGCGACGGGTACTTGTTGCCCCGCCGTGACGAGCCGCTGGGCAGATTATTGGAAGGGTTTTTCGAGAAGAATTTCACCACCACCACAAGCGACAAAGCCGAAGGTGTCGTCATCAAAGTCCGGATCTACTGCGACTCGAAACTGATGCACATTTCCAAAGAAAAGCGGGGCCGAATATCGCTGATCCTGGAAGATTGGTTTCGTGAATCGATCATTTTATATGGCATCGCCCACTACCGCGAAAACCGCAATTACCAGCAGGGCGTGGAGAAATTCCTTGATATGTACGGAATTAGCGAAGATGACCTTTCCGTCAATTCTGCGATGCGAATGATCCGCCTTTGGGAAGAAAAAATGGATCGTTATCAAAAAAAATTTCGCGGCGAATCAGCAGCGATTGCGGCGAATGTGTAACGATTGCGGAGAATCCGCACCAAATGCGGCGAATCGTTTAGGCGAAAACGACCGCACAAGGCTACAAACAAACTATTCAAAAACTTAACCCCGCGTTTTGCGTCCCCAGAATGAGCGATCAATTACCCTTCCAAATCATTGGCAAAACCTGTGGGCCAAACCCTGGCTTTATCAGAAAACTTTGGCTGATCGATGCAGGTCAGGTACAGCAGATCCCCGACCCCGTTTACCTGGCCGCGAGCACTTCCTTGCATGTCCCCTCGCGCATGATTTCATTTTTTTCAGGCGCAACATTGCATAAAATGATGTTTCGTAATAAAGAATGTTTATTCAATGAATCGCTTACCAGGACAGAAGCCGGGCCAAAGCTTACCCAGACCATACAGTTCACCCTTCCGCAATCGATGATCGAAACCGACACCTGGATTATGGACAATGTAAATACAAAGTGGATTGCCTTTTTTGAAGATCACCTGCGAAAGATTAGAATCCTGGGTAGTCCATCCATCCCAGCAGAGCTCGGGTTCGGTTCGATGATCAGTGCAGACAAAAGCGCCACCTTTTCACTTCGCTGTGAAGCCACACACCCAGCCTATCACACCGACGCTATGCCCGCCCTTGAAAGGGTGTTCAGCAGTGCATTTGGTGAAAGTTTCAGCTAAAACCCGTTTTTCTCGTCCTTTTCCCTTGATTTTCAAATACTGAAAATTGTACCGTCAATTAATCCACGTCGATGACGGTACAATCATTTTCAGGGGCCTGGTATATCCAGGAGTCTTTCCTTCCCGGTGCCTTCTCTCATGCACAAAAAGGCGAAAATCCTTTCTTCACTTTTGCCCAGCGGTCGATGGGCTTCGCCTCGTTTAAAGATCTTCCCGTAAACCAGCACCTCGCAGGCGACCCAAACTCCTTTTATGATTGGTACATCAAATACTATCTGCTCGATGATGCAACCGGCATAGCTACCATCACCATCGCAGGCGGCATGAGCCGTTTTGGTTTTTGGGGTTGGGGCAATGAAGACTACGCCCGCATCATTAAGCGGTGCGACCAGAACATTTACGTCAGGGCCATCGTGCTCAAAATGTTTACGCCCGGCGGCACAGTTGATTCTACCAGGATGCTGGCCCAAACGGTACGTGACTGCTCAAAGGTGGTTATCGTTCACACGGCCATGTGCTGCTCGGCAGGGATGTTTGTGGCCAGTCAGGCAACCGAGATCTGGCTGGAACCCCAGGCGGCTACCGTTGTTGGTTCCATCGGTGTACTCTACATCTATGTGAACGAATCCAAAGCCTATGCCCAGCAGGGCCTTGTCCCCGAGATCATCCGCGCCCCCGGATCCGAAGACAAAAACAAACCCAACTCCATCGAAGGCCTGGACGAAGCCACCCGAGCCACCCTGATCACCAATCTGGTCGAATCCCGCCAGGAGTTCATCGGCTTTATGCGCCGTGGCCGAGCTGGCAAGATCACCAATGAAGAGCTGGCCTTTTCCGGTCAGGTTTTCGGCACCAAGCTGGCTATCTCGTTAGGCCTGGCCGATAGTGCTGGATCCATAGAGGCGGCAAACAAAAGAGCAATTCAATTATCCAAACAACAATAACCATGTCGCAGATTTTAAAAACCGGTAAAGACTTTCTGGCCGAACTATTCGCCAAGTCCACCACCTCCATCACAGAAAAGCTTTCCACTGAGGAGTTCGCAACCTACCAGGCCGAGCTACTCGAAGCAAACAACCGGATCACTGCCCAGCTCGACGGCAATACAAAGCTGAAAGCGGACTATGACGCCGCCACCCTTCGCGCCGACACAGCCGAAGCCAAAGTAAAAGATCTGGAACCAAAGCTCACCGAGGCGCAAACCAAGATCACCAGCCTTTCAGCGGAAAACAAGCGCCTGGACGACTGGTTTAAGGAACACAAAGGAGCAGTGAACGGCACCACGCCCGGCGGCGACCAAAGCCAGAATACTGACGATCCGGCCTCCATGTTCAAAGAGGGTAGTGTGATGGCGGCAGCGCTGGCGATGGTAAAAAAGTAAAACCCGCTTTGGTCACACACTAAGTTTTAGTCTTTCAATTATCCACCATTTTATTTTTTAATTATGCCTACTAAAAATCTGGACATAACCCAGATCCCCTCCGAGCTGCTCGCTCACGTGGAAGCCAACCCGGAAATTATCAGTGATATTATCCAGGACGGTTTCCAGCAGGTAGCCAACGACTTCGATGTTCGCTACACTGAGGACGAAGAAGTGATTACCTCCATGCGTGTAATGGATACCCTCCGTGTGGCAAGTGATGATTTCTTGCCAGCAAAAGGAGCGGACTTCAAAACCCGCAAATGGAAGTTGCAGGAGATCGACGCCGACTTCTTCATTCCACGCTCCCAGATCCTGGCCATCGTCAAAAGTTACCTTCGTAAAGTCAAAGGGTTAGGAACGGTTCAGAATGTGCTGGACAACCCCTTCGAGACTTTCTTTTTACAAGAGATCATCCAGGGACAAGGGCTTTTCCTTCGTGAAAATTCCAGCTGGAAAGGGGATGCGGATGCGGCCCAGATCGGATCTATCAACGCAGTCGACGGTTTGCTGTTGAAACTGATCGCTGGCGCTGCCGGTGGCGGTGACATTCCAGCTGCCAACACGCTGACTGTTGCCGGTGCCTTTGCCGACACCCAGGCGATCTACAACCACGTGCAGGCCCTATGTGAGAAGTTCGACGACAACTTGCCACGTCTTGCCGAGACAAGCACCGAGATACGCCTTTCACGCAGCATGTTCAAAAAGTACAACCAGGGACGCCGCGCGCTATTCCCGGATCACGTAGGACCAAACGAGTCCACCGCCACACCCGACGACCACGACAACAAAAGGTTTGTAATTGATCCAGGTCTGGCAGGTAAAGAAACCATTATCGTGACCCCTCCGAATAACCTTTTCTTCGGGACAGATGGAGCCATCAAGCCAAGGTTGAGCATCAGTCCACAGCTTAAAGGATGGGAGGTAAACATTTTCTTGCGTTGCGCATTCGACTACGCCCACGGGCCATTCATTATCCGCAACAACAAGGTTTAGATCAGACCGGTCAGCAAGCATTTCACCATTTAACCAATTGCCCGGTTTCGGCCGGGCCTAACTTTTACCAAATCCAATGAATAGCATTCTCAAACTTTTATCGGTTACCCTCCTTGTGAGCCTGGTCGCAATAGGAATCACCACCACAAATGATCCAGCGGCCGCGATAACAGCCAGCTGTCTTCCATTATTAGGTCTTCGCCGTAAGTGCGGACCGAAACCGGGAGGTAATAAGCGTTTGTACATCGCAGTCGTGGAAGACTTCGACGACGTTGAGTTTCCAACCTATGACATGCTCGCAACAAGCGGCAAAATCACTGGAACAACGATCCCGCTGACCACTACAAAGAAGTTTATCGAAATCCAGGCAGCCTACGACACCACCAAGTGGGGTTTCTCATCCAAAGGGAAGATCGGCAGCCAGGCATTCGAGCAGAATATCAGTTTCGAGGTCAATGGTATCGATGAAGACAGCGTGAAGCTGGCCACACGTTTATTGAACCGCCCTTTACTGATCATCGCCAAGGGCAACAACAACAAAATGTACCTGGTAGGATCAGTCGACAACCCGCTTGAACTCGAAATGACCGGTGATTCAGGAGCCAAAGGAACCGACGCGCAAAAGATCACCTTCACCGCCAAAAACGACGGCTTTATGACCCCACCCGCCCCACTCGACACGACGATTGTTATTCCAATCGACGCCTTGCCGGTAGTCATCTAAACTACTTGCCTACGCTATGCGACCGATTTCTACCAGTTGCCTACGGTTTCCAGCCGGGCCAATTAGTTTAAATCATTGACGGTCAACAACAAATTAGTAGCGTAGGCACGGTAGGCAAGGAAGGAAAGAATTTCTAGTACCATTTTATTATTTCATCTCACAATTCATAAGATCATGCCATTAACCAAGTATAAAATAGATAAGGAAGTAGCTGCCAATCAATATTACCTCGTTGGAGGCAACCGCATCCATTTAGCAGAAGTAGACGGCGACCTGGTCGCCGAAAAGCTTTTCAAAGCAGGCATCGCCGGAGTTTCACAAGTTGAAGCAGCACCAGCGTCACCAGTAGCCGAAGCCGAGCCAGCAGTGCTACCCGAAGCGGAAGCACCGGTAGTAAAAAAGAAGTGATCTGAAACCGCTCACTGGCCACAGCCAGTGAGCTAGTTTTTTACTCAAATCCTAAGATCCAATGTCATCATTAGCACAACTAGAAGCCGATCTGTTCCTGGCAGAACGAGCTTTCAAAAGAATCCCTTCAGACGAAAACAAAGCAGCCCTGGCCAAAGTAAAAAAAGCCTTGGAATCCCTCGGTGAAGTAAAGGAAACTGTCAAAGCTGCAACCCCAAAACCTACCGCTCCAAAGCCAGCCAAGGCAACCGCTTCCAAAGCCGCGGATAATTCAAAAAAAAAGTAGAGCCCACCGCTCCAACAGACACGGACCAGCTTCGGCAAGAACTCAGAACGGTTCTGCTCGAAGCTGGTTTTTTATCTAATAAGCTAGTTAAAGAGTATCCAAACGAATGCCCGGATATTGTTCAGCAGATACTGGTTTTAGACAAACGGCATTCCGTAATTATAGCCCAAATTAAGGCCGAAAATTATTCAACAGCAGCACCTGAGTAAATGCCTGTTTTTGAAACCGTTGAACCGACTATTTTTTTATCAGATTCAACCACAGGCGCGTCGTCGGGTGCGCCCTGTATCGTTTGCGCTTCAAGATTTTTTTTTTTGGCAGGATATATGAAAGCAAGGAGGATCCGACGATTCGAATTCGAAAAACGTTTCTATCAAAGATTTGCGTTTGGAAGCCTTCGAAGGTAAACTGATGCAAAAGTGGTGTCAATATTTAGTGAAACCACTTTTACTGTTAGAACTTTGGTTGCCTTGCAATCAGCAATAGGAATATTAGGAAAATGTAGGCCACAAATTGCCAATGAACTTTTGCTTCTTTCTCATTGCTCCTTTTCTCCGCTTCATCAAAGTTAATTAGAAGATAATTAGCTACAGGTATAGCGATAAACAACACAACATTGATTGATATTTTGCCAACATCTACATGATTTAATTCGGGCTCAAATGCGTGCATCAGGGAAGGGAAGGCAATAATGACGTGAAGTAGCTGGAATGCTACGAGCATCGTGAATGTTTTGAATCTGGCAGCTCCAGATTTAGAAACCCGGCTCAGTAGCAAATAAGATTGATAGTATAGATAGCCAAATGGGTTCACAGCTGCAGATGACGTCCTTTTTATGAATCGACAATTTATGGAATTTGCTATCAGTAAAAAAATAGCAAAATCAACAATGCGTCTAAAAACTCCTATTTCCTATTACGGCGGAAAGCAAAACATGCTTCGCCACATTTTACCAAAAATCCCCAAACACCACAATTACATTGAGCCCTTTTTTGGCGGCGGTGCAGTCTTCTGGGCAAAGGATCCTTCACCTTTCGAAGTCGTGAACGATGTCAATGATCGCCTAATGACCTTTTACAAAGTTTTAAAATATGACTTCAATGAAATTGAGGCATTGGTTGATGAGACCTTCCATAGCCGCTCGCAATTTCGCCAGTCACGAGAAGTTTATACTTCCCAAAAAGAGGAAGTCACCAGGAAAATAGAATGTGCCTGGTCAGTATGGATGCAATGCAATATGAGTTTTGGGAAAGTTATTGGTGGCGGTTTTGGCTACGACCGTATAGGGAATAGTTCCCTCAGACTTTTCAACAAAAAGAGCTTATTCACAGAAGCCTACCAAAACCGGTTAAAATTCGTAACAATCGAAAGCTATGACGTTTTGAAAGTCATCAAAGCGTACGACAGCCCCGAATCATTTTTCTATCTGGATCCGCCGTATGTATCTTCTGATCAAGGGCCATACAAAGGTTACAAGGCAAACGATTTTGTGGCTTTGTTAGAAGCCTGTAAAAACATGCAGGGAAAGTTTCTTTTGAGTAGCTATCCAGAAGATATTTTGATGGAGTACAGAAAACAGAATGACTGGAAAACCGAAGATCATCAAAAAACACTCGCTGTGGATGGACGCCGTAAGGAGGCCAAAACCAAAGTCGAGTGTTTAACCTGGAATTATTAGATGTAGTGACTTTTTTTATAACAACGAGTCAAAAAGAAAAGCTACTTGATCTCATCAAGCTAGTGTGGAGGGTAAAAGTGAAAAGGCGGGTACAATTGTATCCGTTTTTTTTAATGATCCGTTCCAGCCTCTGGAAAACTATCCAATGCATCATCATCAAAAAACAAACCTAATTCCCTCAAATACTTGTCTGTGGTGTTGATGTCCTTATGGCGGCATTGGACTTGAATGAGCTTGATATCCTTTGTTGCTTGATACAGTGATATCACTCCTGTATGCTTCCAGCCGTATAGGTCGTATTCCTGATCTTTGAGATTTGCAAGATCCAGCACGTTGCGATTTCTTACATAAAAATAATTGATTCCAACCCTCTTTATACCCGGTCTTTTCTCCGACGAGAAAACGTAATAGTTAGGCGGAAAACTCCTCAGATTATACTTTTGTATTAAATCTTCCAGCGCTTTTGGTATCCTGACATGTTCAGAATTGTTATTCTTAGCAATTTCACCGGGTACCACGATAGTTCGTTTTAAGATATGCTTCACCTGAAGAAACTGAGCCTCCTCTCGTGGTCTAAAAAATCCGTAGTAAATAAAATTTACAAACAGCCAAAGCTGTTCGTCCCCTAGTTTTTCAAGGCATATTTTTTTAAAGTCCCGAACTTGTTTTGGACTATAGGGAATATGTTGGCTGCTTCCTCCCTTTCTCTTTTTTACATCCAGGAAGGGATTGGTCTTAATTGCTTTTCTTTCGATGAAAAAACTAAAGGCAGTGCGAAGGGTGGCGATATAGTTGCTGTAAGTTTTTTTTGCGACTCCTATTTTGGTACTAAGAACATTGCCAGCTTTATCCGTTTTTACTCTCACTTTCCCATCAACATAGTCGGAAAAACGGAAAACTTCATGACTAGAGAACTCGCTCAGCGTCATTTCTGAAACCGTTAGTCGTCTATTTTCGGTTAGAACTGTCTTGTCAGCCCATTCTAAAAAAACATTAATATCCTTCTGATAACTTCGAAGCGTATTTATGTCAATTGTTTTGCCTCGGATGTCCAAAAACGTTTTAAATGCAATAACCAACGGAGTTTTGCCAGTGAGTGGTTGGTCTGCAATCTCAATTTTGACAGGGTCTACAATTTGCCCTTCTTGAAGAGCTTCATTAACTATTGAGATGAATTCTTTCGCCAGTTCGTATCGTTCAGCTGCGGTGGACTGATTAAACGTAGCTCTTTTCCTAACGAGCATCCCCTTCTTCTCTGACCAAACATAATAGTTGACTGTCCATATTTTGGATAAATCTCCTTTTTTGTCTGATAATATAGCTGGTTTGAACGGATAGATAGCCGATCCTGAACTCATTGTTAAACCCTGAAAATCTAAAGTTAATTGGCACGTAATTGGCACGGGGTCACTTTTGGCCAAAGAAAAAGGCCTATAATCGTTTGATTTATAGGCCTTTACGCAATGTGGGAGTTGAGGGATTCGAACCCTCACACGTTTGACCTGCATATGCCGTTTCTGACGCATAGAGGCAGTTTTTTGATGAAAATTTACTGACATGAGGCCCTTTTTAGCCTCTTTTGACGACCATTATTCTTTCAAATTGACACGTAATTGACACGGGTTTCTGGTGGCATTTATCATTCTTGCTCAATTGGAGCGGTGGATTTAGAGGGCAGGGATTTAAACCCAAAAACCGTCAACTCGTAACCATCTTTGTCAAAGGTCACCATCACTGGGTTAGTGAGGTGTTCATCAGTCCACATCCTGTTGATCCTGGGAAAGCTACCGTCAAGAAATCTTTCCTTTTCATCCACAGTAAGCAGGCCATTGAACGACGAGTCCTTACCCAATAAATAATAAAGTGAGGTAATAAGACTTTCGACAGCCGGGTAATCCGCTTTGTTGAATCGGCCATTTTCAAAAGTGTAATTTCTAGAACCTTCTATGTCATTGACATTTATGATATCAAAAAGCCCGGCCTCTTTGTAAGAAAGCGCCTTCCTGTATTTCATGATGATTTTCCCCTCCGAATTGGTCTCCTTACCCAATACGTTAAATTGTTTATCATCAAAGGCTTCGAAGTCGTGGGAAAACAACTCTTTAATTGAACTTACTTGTTTGGCCGGAATAGGATTGGCGCTAGCAGGGACTGCCTTTACCGGGGTGTCTTTACCGTATTTCAAATTGAACTCATCATCTGATTTTGTCAAGAAAATAATACCGTCAACCAGGGCGATGATCGAAGGAATAAATGTCCAACAGAAGACCAGATACAATATCCCTAATCCAATTTGTCCGAGGTAAAAGCGGTGCACTCCAAGACCACCCAAAAGGATGGCTAAAATTCCGGCAGTAGTTCTGTTTTTCATGTAGGGTAGTTGTTTATGGTTAATTAAGACGTTGAGTATAAGTTAGTTTTTCACCGAGCCGGTGCATCCACAATCCGCATCACCCTCCATATCTTCCTCACATCGCTTAACGGCACATCTGTAGTACCGCCTGTTTCGGTGTTGTCGCTGTGAAGCGAAAGTATGCCATTGGCAGGGCTGTTCTTTACCCGTTTCACCACAAAGAAGTTGCTGTACACTACCACATATACGCCGCTGTTCAGGTATTGCCAATCCCCGTCCGGCACCTCTTTGCATCTTACTTTAGAGCCGCTCATGTAGTTAGGCTCCATGCTATCCCCGTCGATCTCAATCACAACCTGTTTTTTGAACGCTTCCCCTTCTTCCGTACGGAGCACCCGATAGGTTTCAAAAACAGGATGGCCAATATTCTCCATTTCAGCAAAGCCAGCACGGGCCTTTACTGGAATGTATTCGAGGTCAATGTATTCATTGACGGTGAGTTTGCCGTTTGTGATGTCTTGTGAGTTTTCCGTATCACTGCCACCGGCAAGAATTAAGGCTAGAAGGTTCTGTTTTGATTCGGGAATCACATTGCCTTTTTCGTATCCAAGGACTGTATTTAAATGCACCCCAAGCTTTCTGGCTAGATCTGCCTGAGTCCACTTATTTTTTTTGCGAATAGCTTTAAGGTCTAAGTAATTGATGTTCACAGTATTAGGATTAGTCATAATTTAAAATCACTGTAACGTTGAGTTTTTTATTTTAAAATCACATTATTGTGATTTATATTTACATCGTAATTATTAGATAGGTAATAATTACCTCGTAAATGTAATAAACAATTCACAATGGCAAACACTGACTTAGTAAATGGTAACAAGGAACTCCTGCTAGCAGAGTTTCGTAGGCTTTATCCACTGCATAAAACGAAGTGGCGCTCTCTGTTGAAAAAACATAGCGATTGGCACGGCACTGACACCGGTTTGCATGCCTGGCAAAACATCGGTAAGGGGACTACCGGCAATGAGTCCCTGAGAAAGATCATTGCAGATATGAAGGAAATTGTTCACTCCGTTTCCCAAAAATCTATTCTGCAAAAACAAGGTCTTTCCTCCCGGTCTGTCAAATCTTAACCCGTCAATCTCATGAGTACCACCCAAAACGCCCTTGCCGTAATTGGCATTTTGCTTACCGGAGAAGGTATAGCCAATCTATTGACTGACCATTTTTCCTTCCTGGTCTGTGTTGCCTTTTTTCTCCTTGTATCCTATTCCATCATTTTCAAAAAACCCAAACAATCATGACGTCCATCGACCGCTTTTTCGTAATGCTCATCCTGTCATTTTTCCTTGTGATTTTCTACTTCGGCATTCGCCTGGCAAAGGCAGTGCTTCACCAGTTCAAACCTTCGAGCCATGTCAAAAACAACAGTTGTCCCAGATAATGATCAACTGCCAAGGGATAACGATTACATCCAGTGTCCCAAATGCAGCCGCCACCAGAAGGCCAAAATATTTCACGCCTTGCTCGAAGATCTTTATAAGCATGAATGCCCACATTGTTTTTACATCATCACCAAATCCGACTGGATTTTCCTTAAACCGTCCATTCTATGAGTATCGAAGAAATTATAGATCTGTACAATAAAGAGCAACTTCCCGACACCCTGGACGAGCTGGGACGTATCCAGTCCAAGGTCGATGACTACGCCAAGTCAAGTCTTGAACTGGCGCACGCAGCCAAGGGTACCGAACCCATGAACGAGCATTTCAACCGGCACGTGACCTATATCACAATCAGGAGCTACCTCGATTATAAGATCTGCAAAGCGCTCAACATGGAAGGAGGGTCTAAGAAATGAAAAATGACACAGTTTTATCAGGGGCTCCATTCAGCACAGGTGATGGGTGGATTCACAAAATAAAAAAGCAGGCCAGCCACCACGTGGTGCTTATCCGAAACAGCGAAGGCGTTTTCGAGTGGTTTGCTATTGTAGTAAAAGTTACAAACCAAGGGTTCTATTGGCAAAGAAACATTCTTGGAAAACCTGTCAAGGGATACATCTCATTTTCTAATTTGGAATTCAGGGAAGGAGGATCGCCACAATGAATAATCAGGATCGTTTCCTTGCCGGTGAAGTTTTCACCATGGATTACATCGCTTACAAGCTTGTGATACTTTTTGGTCATCGGTACATACATGCCGCTGATATCATTGTAGGATGGCATTACGTCGCCAACGTGTCCAGTATCACCGACCAGGGCATTCACTGGAACACCCACATTCTGGGCACCTTGTTACAAGGATTTACCCGGTTCGACAAGTTCATTTTTCCGGCACTTAGCGAGGCGAAAGGAGGTGCAGCCCAATGACAAAAATCGTACGTATGCCCTTCACCGTTGAACTTAATAAGTGGACAAAAGCCCAAATCTCTTTCCTTGTTTCACATTATGCACACATGGGAGATGTCGAGATGTCGGAGCAAATGAACCAGCGTTTTCCCCGGAAGTTTACCCCATGGACACGCAAGCGAATTGCCAAAAAACGGGTTCGCATGGAGCTGTTTCGAACACCCGAGCAACTGATGGCCATCCGGCAAAGAAACAACAGGCAGCAACGGTATAACACCGAACCCGCCCGGCAAACTTACAAGCTGGAACGCGACCAGGTTACCGACAATTACATTTTGTCAATCTGTTTCCGGCATCCCAAAAGCAAGCATGCCAAAATAAAACAAGAACACGGTTTGCTCATCGAGCTCACCCGACGATCAATTATCAGAAAACGAGCTGAACGAATTTTATATGCAGTCCAATGAGTATCCTTTTAGGCTCGAAAAGCATCCGAAGAAAAAGGGCACATGCCCCAATTGTGACCATAATGGCGTGTTTCGCTATTATGAAGATATAGAGGGCAAGCGCCTTGACGACTTCGGCATTTGCGATCGGCAAAACACTTGCGGGATCCACTTACCGCCAAAGGGAATAAAGACCGAAGGCAAAGAGCCAGGCCCGCCGCCACCACAACCCGTCCAGGTATTCCCTGAAGGCCCCCAATTGGAGCGCTTGACCAAGGCCCAAGCCCGCCTTTATACCAACCTGCACACCTACCTTACCAATAGGCTTGGTATTACCATGCTTCATTTTCAAAAATGGGGTATGGGTGGTGAAATCAACAAAACGATGTTCGTTTTCAAGGATCGGGAAGGCCGGATCGTGAACGGGAAAAGCATCCTTTACAAGACGGATGGTCATCGCAATAAGGACTTTCTGGCATTCAGCCTCAAACAGCCAGACGACGAACTGAAACGTTTTATGTTGTGCCTTTACGGTGAGCACCTGCTAGATCCTGACAAGAAAAAGACGGTTATCATTGTGGAGTCCGAAAAGACAGCCGTTGTAGCTTCCTTTTTCTATCCACAGTACGACTGGCTCGCTTGTGCAGCCAATACCGGCCTTACCGATGCCAAAATACCAGCCGTATTTGGACGCCGGGTCGTATGGCTTTGTGATGCCGATATAGCTGGCCGTCCAGGCAAACCCAACAGCAGCATTCGGAAGCTTGAAGGTTATCAGATCAATCACGCTGTCGTCGATCCATTTCCGGACCGCACCGATGGATATGACATCGCCGACCACATCATCGACCAAAGAGGCGACAATCTAATAGACCTTGACGATCTGATTAAAGCTGCCTGGGACAAGAAGAATTTACCTGAAGTATCGCCAGAAACACCGTTAGTCGACGGTGTGCCCGACGTTACCGAACCTAAACCCGATATCGTACCAGCAGAAGTGCCGGTACTTCCGGACGAAGTCGACGATTTACTTTTTGATGTTGCTATGCTTATTGTTGCTGATCAGCAGTGTAGTACTTCCTTTATCCAACGATTGTTCAAACTGGGATACAATCGGGCTGGGCGAATCATGGATCAGCTTGTTTTACTTGGAATTGTGTCGCCGAAGATCGTTAACGAGCCACAAACTATATTTTTTCATGATCCAGAAGAAGTTGAAGCACATTTAAGGACTTTGTTAAAAGTAGTGTCCAGTGATCATCCATCGACAGAAACGCCGGTGCCGGATCCAGTAAAGGAAGAACCAGCCCCAAACGCCTCTAAAAAGGCTAAGAAGGGAAAAAAAGGCAAAAGCAAATCAAAAGAACCTGTTTCCGAGGAAAAGGAAAAGACCGAAGATTCGGAATCTGACGATGACGACGATTTCATCGACGAAGAAGATGACGACATAGAGCAGGTAGGATTATCTCTCGAAGCCTGGCACACTCCTGAAATCAGGAAGATGTTTCGCAAATATGGTTTCGTTGAGTGGCAAGGCAAATACTGGTTCGCCACCTACGACGAGAAATCGTATATGTACAAGTTTAAGCCTGGCAGCAACTTTACCATTCGCCCGCTGTTTCTGATCATTTCCAAGTCCAACCCCAAGCGGATCTACGAAGTCAAAAACTGCTGGAAAAAGTCGAAGGTTGTCGACCTGGATCCCTCGGAGTTTGTCCAGCTGGACGGCTTCCGTAAAAACGTTGAGTCTCAGGGTAACTTCATTTTCATGGGCAATCCCATGCAATTTATGAAAGTCAAGTCTAAGCTTTTCGATGAATCCAAGGAAGCCGAAGAAGTGAAAACCCTGGGATATCATAAGGACGGATTTTATGCTTTTGCCAATGGCATTCAGTCTCAAAAGTCCCCAATGCATTTAGAAAAGGTAACCCGCCCCGTTTTCACACCCCTGGATAAGGACGGTTACGGCATCGTAGAGCACGGCGACAAACGCTATTTTATACCACCTCTTTCCAGGATCTATATGAACGACGACGACGAGTATCAGAACGCCAAAAAATTCATCTACAACAAGGGAACGATCAGTTTTGCCGACTACGCCAAGCTGTTTTGCGACGTACATGGCGATAATGGCCGCATCGGTTTACTGTATTACATTTCATGCCTTTTCAGGGATATTGTGTTTGATCGCTTCCGATGCTTTCCGCATTTATTCCTTTTTGGCCCGCCGCAAACGGGTAAGTCCACCATGGCATGGTCTATGTCCTATTTATTCGGCCACGCTCGACCGCCGTTTGCGCTCAACACAGGTACCAGCGTAGGTTTCTACAAGCATTTCGCCGAGTTCCGCAATGCAGTTGTTTGGTTCGATGAGTATCTCAATAGTATTGACTGGGGCCGGGTGCAGTCGCTCAAAACCGCCTACGATGGGAATGGCCACACCAAGTCCGACATGACGAAGGATAACCGAAACAAGTCTATCCCAGTTTCATCTGGGTGTATTGTGAGTGGCCAGGAATTGCCAACAGCTGATATCGCACTTTTCACCAGGTGCATTTTGCTACAATACGACAAAACTGAGTTTTCCCAGGAAGAACGCCAGCGGCTCGACTCCTTTCACTTGCGAGGCAAGAATCTGGACTTTGGGCACATTACGGCAGAATTGTCGGTGCACCGGGATATCGTGGAAAAGACCTTTTTCGATATCTACAACACCCAGTTCGATGTTTTAAAATCCTCATTTTCCAAACATGGCATTGACGACCGTCTCGTAAAAAATATCTCAGTACTGCTTTCAATGTTCGAGGTTTTAAAGGATCTGATCGATTTCCCATTTACGCAGGAGGAAATCCGGCAAACGGCCTCAAACATGCTTCGTAAGCAGAATTCCCTCATAGCCGGATCCAAAGAGACCAGTACATTCTGGAACATGGTCGAATACATGTACCGAACGGGCCACATTAAAGACAATGAGGAGTTTCTGATCAAAGCCGTACCATCGCTGACGGTGTATGAGAATGGCGAAAGCACCGAGAAGATCCTGGATCAAGGCCGTCCCAAAAAAGTCCTATACATGCGGCTCAGCAAGATTCAGCCATTGTACCTGGAATTACACAGAAAGCAGTACGGGAAGAACGGGCTTGACTCAGGGTCGCTAAAACATTACTTGGAACATGCCAAAGGCTTTTATGGCAGCATTCGAAACATAAAATTCGGCGGTTCTCCTACATCGGCACTTGCTTACGATTACGAGTATCTCACTGAGATTTTGGACGGTTTCTCCTTGGAGGGCTTAAATGAGAAAATGGAACAGGACACACCAACGGTAGCCAGCGTAGGCAATGTTTCTGAAAGAGAACAAGTTAAGGATGCCCCAGGCAAGCAAAGGGACATTCCATTTTAGCGCCCCGTATTTTCCTTGCCTACCGTGCCTACCGTGCCTACGCCCTTACCATATATATATTAATTAATTGATTATTAAATAAATAGGTGGTAAAGGGAGCGAAGCAAGGCGTAGGCAACGGTAGGCAAATGGTAGGCAAGCGTAGGCAAGTGCCCGAAAAATGCCTACAAAATGGCACTTGCCTACAAAATCGGCCATTTGCCTACGCTAAACGGAATTTGCCTACGGTTGTAGGTACTGTCAAAACTGGTAATCGATTGATTATCAGCAAAAGTTTTCAAGCGTAGGCACGGTAGGCATGGTAGGCACTCAAAATAGGTACCCCTTGGTAAATATGTCAAAGTTATGATCAGCGAAATTAAACGACTTTCCGTACCTCCAAAGATCAAAATAACCTATCCGGTGTACGTCCGTACGGCCAATGACAGGTTTTTTATTAAGATAAAATCCGAAAGCGAAGCCTTTTGGCTCGAATACGTCGACTCTGAAAAGTTCAAAATTCGGTCGACTGGCACCGATGTATGTGGCCTGGGCGAATTCTTCGACGTCGAGTTCATGATCAATTTCTGTGTTGCGTCGTCCGAAAAGGAATACAAGGCGCGATTAAAGGACTTCACCACCCATTTCGAATTCGTAAAAACCTCTTTAAACCTCTAATCCATGTCACCCAAAAACCAAAGAAAGCTCACAGCAACGATGCCAAAGCTTCAACAAGTTATCACCCGCCTTACTGAAATCATGGAGGATGAGCATGAAGTAATCGAGCATCATTCAGCCGATCTGACACCGGAGGAAATTGGTACCATGCAAGACGGTGTCAACGTGCTCGATGAAAACATCTGGCTATTGGGTGACACACTGAAAGCAATCAATGCAAACTTTCAATTTGAATAGAATAATGGAATTCAAAAACACTCAATATTTCGGCGGAAAGTCTGGTTCTGGCACATACCAGAAGATCATTAACCAGATCCCAGCTCACAGGATATATGTCGAGCTTTTTGGAGGGATGCTGGGGATCTTGCGGCACAAGCGGACGGCATGGGCTAATTATGTAGTCGAAACCGACGAGCGGCTCATTCGCTTTTATGTCGAAAAGTTTGGTTTCGATCACGTAACAGATTTCACACACATCTTGCGACGCATTGAAATGGGCGCAAAAGGAAATTTTTGTTTCCATGGATCCACTTTGGAGCTGTTTGACGATTCACGTTTCAATCGTCTGTTGGATAGAGAGGATGCCTTCATTTACGCTGATCCACCATACCCGCTTACAGCAAGGAAGGATTCCCGGCCACAATACAGGTACGAACTATCCGACGATGATCATCAAGAGCTTATACGCAGTCTGGTAAATTTTCAATATGCCAAGGTAGCGATTAGCACCTACCCCAATGAGCTATACGACGATATGATTTGGGGAAAAGGATGGGCGGATAGCTGGCGTCGCATCGAATTCGAGTCTCAAACCCGCAATGGCCGTGCCATTGAACAACTTTGGATGAACTATCCCGAAACCGACCAGCTACACGACTTCCAATACATCGGGGAAGATTACCGCGAACGTGAACGTATCACCCGGATGCAACGCCGTTGGCGGCGAAAGTTCAAGGATCTGCCAGTGATCGAACAGCGGGCCATGTTGCAGAATCTAAAAACAATGCTGGATCCTACCGGTACATAAAGCGGTACCAGCTGATCACATCGCCCGAAATACTGATGCGGTCCACCACGCCGGCTCTGTCGATATCGCCGGCAATACCATCGATACCACCGGTGCAGCCAGGTAACACACTTTCACCCAAACCATCCTTGTCATGACGCTTCAAGCAATTATCGATGATAATCGGAAGTACATCTATTTAACCGAAATCCGCCATCAGGACGACGTTTTTTATCATATCGAGCTTGATGTCTATGAATCAGGACTCTTTGCTGAATACTGGCGAAATACAGCGGAAAAGCTGGAACAGATCCGGGCCATGAAGCTATTGCAAACGTTTGGCGAGTTCGAAAACTGCCTTACCAAAACTACCCTCATGCTGCTGGTAACCAAGGGCTGGACGTGCAATCACATGAAACCCATCATTGACATCTTCCGCCAGCGGATCCAGCAACACGAAACCGTAAACAATGTCCTGCAAGACACCATCGAAAGCAAGCAAGAGGACATCGAAAACCTACGGAAGATAATCGCGAATTTTTCACTTTAACCAATCCAATATATGCCCCAGGAATCACGCCATCCCCCGAAAGAACTAGATCAATTCGGGCTGGTCGAGCGCTTCGAGTTCATTGGTGACAAGCTGTTTGTGAAAATTACAAAAGGCTTCAATCCCAACTTTTACAATACGTTGGCCTGTCTCGAAGAAATACAAAAACAAGCAGGCCCGGATTACCAGCGACTTGGGAAGCTCCGAACCGACAAGGATATCTTCGAAATGACCCTAACAAAATCTGATTAATGGATATCGAAATCAAAGCCGGGCAAACCTGGCTAACACGTGGTGGTAAAACTTTCACCATCTCAGAAATCACCGACAAAAATGGCCTTTTCCCGGTAAGATCCGACGACCGTTATTGGATGGCAAACGGGCGCTATTGGGCTGACGACCACGATCACAGCAAGGACTTCATCAAACAGATCTCATGAAATACTATAAACAGCTTCACAAAAACTTTGCTTCACAGGATTTCTTCACAGAATATTTCGCTGTCCCTCATGACAAAATCGAGGTAGCTGCCGACACACTGAAAGTAACATTGCGATGGCCTGGGATCTATTGGGTCGAGCACCTGGCCGTTTTTATCTCAGAGACTTTTGAGCCGATTGATCAAAAAGAATTTGACTATGAATACCAACGAGCATTAGAAACCTTCAATTCATTTTTAAACCCAGAAAGCGATGCCTGAAACAATCACACTCCAATCCCTTGCAACCCAGGTTCAAAAAGTCCGGAACCTCCAAAACAAATATTTCATAACCAGGGACAAGCAAGTGCTCATCGCTTCCAAAGAGCAAGAAAAGGTACTTGACAAAATGGCCAGCACGATTTTAAATCCTTAGATCATGTATTTTATCACAAAGAAAACAAGCAAGACAGGTGCAAAATTTGCCGAATTCCAAAATCGTAGAACAGCATGTTTTGAAGCTCAGAAAAAAGTGGCTGACGCATTCGGGTTTTCCATTTTTTTAAGTGCCTATGGAGTTGCCTATGGTGGAATTTCTGCTGTAAAATTTGAAAAGGAACCTTATTTGGCATTGTGGAAAGTCAATAAAAATGGAGAAGCTACACCTCGTAAAAGTACCCGAGATGGTAAGCTAATCGATAAAATGTTCAAAGAACTTCCAACCATTCCAATAGGTGACCTGAACAGAATTGTGAAAGTGGATTACGACTTCGTGCGAATCGGGTACAATTTCACCTCAGATGAATACATCGGATTCGAAGTATGGGATAACATAACTGAAATTCAGGAAAACTGGAAAGCTCCCAAAGACTGCCAAGAGGTGACAAAAAATAAATTCAACCAGCTTTTTAAATCAGATTCCAATAGATAGTATTATGAAAGAACGCCCCATTTCATTCTCAACAAGCCTAATCCAGCCTATCCACAACGGAGTTAAGACAATGACGCGCAGGCTACTGTCGGATAAGCTGATCATCAATGACGATCCCGACCGTTACAAATATATCGGGTACGATAAGGGTCTTTTGTTTGAGGACTTGAAGCCGGAAATTACACCATGGATCACACCGATTCCATCTCCATTCGGCGAAATCGGCGATCAACTTTGGATCCGGGAAGAACATAAAATTTGGGCAGTAGAAAATAGGTGGTATTGTCAGTTTAAAGACGGGGTTATTATTGACCTGTATTACAAGGAAATTTCGCTGACCACTTTGCAAAAGCTTCGAAAGCGTAAAACCCTGGGCAAATGGCAACGAGCTCGGTTTTTACCCAAAGTTTTTGCCAGAACCTGGATCGAAATTACAGACGTCAAGGCCGATCGATTGGCGTCAATTAGCGCCGATGATGCAGTGCACGAAGGGATAGAGGTTTTGCCATCTTGGCCTGAGGCTCCTGAGGAAACGAGGTACAGATGGTACAATCACCCTTATGGCGGTGAAGTGGGCACTAATGATCCTATTTTGTCATTTTTCACACTTTGGGCCTCTATCCAGGGAGAAAACAGTGTGAAGAGCAACCCCTGGGTGTGGGTGATCGGTTTCGAAGTAATCATAAAGTCTTAAGAGATTCGAATCATTATGAATAGTATAACAACTCCAAGAGTGAGAAATACTCAAACGATTTCATCAGTTGCAAATATTCAAGTATCCGGTTTAATATGGATGTGCAGACGGTTGAAGAAAGAATTACGATCAGTTGAACTAGATAGAGATTTGTTCAAATCGGAAAATGAATTTTTGAAAGTTCTTTACCCAAATCCTTATCAAGTCGAACCTGTTAAACCTGATTCCAATGGGTAGCATCACATCAAAGCTGAACGATATCATAAAGGAATATGGGTCGTATGACAATTATCTGGAAGAGATGGGCCGTCAAGGCCTATACAAAAAGCCGAAAGTAAAGCCAGTAGCTGTTTTTTATGATTCCAATGGCAAAGAGGTATCTGACGGGTGCCGCATTCGGATCCTTCAAAACTACAACTACCATTTTCTGAACGGCATGGAAGCTGTTGTTAGATGGGACTCGAAGAAAGGCAAGTACGAATATCAGCCAGCCTTCCGAAGTTTTGACTTTTCAGATTTTGCCGGAATCCACTCCTTTGAAGTAATCGAATAAAACTAAAAAACGCCATTTGCCGGCCTGCACCTCAGGTCGGCTGCGCACTGTAAACCGTTCAATCCGGATTGTCATAAAATCATGAAGAAAAGACATTACTGCACATCGTGCGGTATCAAGCAATTTGATACCAGCATGAAGGAAATCTATTATCCTTTGCTCAAAAAATCGGCCTGGCATTGTCAAAATTGCATGTCCACGTTTGCGGACAATCTACATTACAAAACCGACCTGAAAGATCGCTATCTCGTCGAGTTTTTCGCAGGGTCGAAAACAGTGTCCAGTATCGCTCAGGCTGACTTTGGGTACAAGGTTTTCACCGTCGACATCGAAAACAAGTTCCAACCTGATCTGTCGGCCGACATCGCCAAAGTTGCCTTGAATCAAATACCAGGTCGGGACAAGGCATCTATCGTTTGGGCATCGGTGCCATGCACCCAGTATTCCATTTTGAATCTGGTCAACCATTGGGATAAGATAACGTACAATCATAGGAGTTACTACTATTTCCCCAAAACCGAAGCATCCCGGCGTGCCGTCCAGCTTCTTGAAAAAACCTTGTGGCTGATCAAGAAAATAAACCCCACATACTTTTTCATTGAAAATCCAAGGGGGGCACTCAGGCACATGCCGCAAATGAATTTCGCGCCTTTTCGGTACGAAATCAGTTACAACGACTTCGGTCTGGACATCTACAAGCCAACCGACATTTTCACCAATTGCAGTTTTTTGAAGCTCCCAAAAATCAGCACGGCCGTGGGGCGCATCTTTCCAGGATCTGTAACCGAAATGACCAGCGCCTACGAGCGTTCCATTGTGCCCCCGGCTCTGATCAAAGAGATTCTTTCCCAGATCGATTCCCATCATTCATTCACTAATTTTACAACCCCAATCCATTCTTATGAACTTCAATAGAGTTATTACCCACGACACCACCTTTCACGCCGACGACGTTTTTGCAGTGGCCATGCTGCAAACTGCAATGGATGCATATCACGGTTTTCCGTTCGATTTATTCACGGGTTATTATAATGTTAACGAGAATCACTTTCGTGGCTTCGAGTTATTCCGCACCCGCAATCCCGAAATTCTCGCGGCCGGTCTGGCAGATCCTCAAATCTTGGTTTTGGATGTTGGGGGCGTTTACGATCCTTCAATGTTGAATTTCGACCATCATCAGGATATGAACCTTATGTCGGCTGCTGGGTTGGTGTATGAGCATTTTAAGGATTTGATTTGTCCACGACCCGACGCCCAGCCATTTTTCGAAAAATTCATTTCCGCTATCGACGCAATGGACACCAACCGTAACAATATATACGGCGTGTGGGCAACACTTCCCAGCGGCTTTCGCAATGTTTCCAGTATTATCGGTGGTTTCAACCGCGATGTTACTGATCCAGATCAGCAATTTATCCAATTCCGCAAAGCAGTTGAGTTCGCCATGGTCATCATTGGCAACGAAGTTTACAACTCCGAGCGCAAAGCCGAATTCGAAGCCGAATACCACCGCCGCGTGATCCTGCCAAACAACGTGGCCGTGTTTGAAGAATATTCCGGAATCTGGAAGGATAAGACCGACCACGTTTTTGCCGTAATGCCACACGCCAACGGTTGGCAAATCCAGTCCCGCGACACAACGATCGATGTGGTACCGGAAAGCATAGCACATTGTCCGGGTTTCATTTTTCGGCATAAGTCGGGTTTTATGGCCGTAGTGAAAGATAAGAGGGTCGCTATTTGGTTTGCCGAAGCGCTTTACCCTCACTTGCCAGAATAACTATAGCATTTTTTTTGTAATTCCATGGGACAGCCAACAAAAACCCTCAATTGACGCAAATTAGGAGGGTGTAGTGGCTGTCCCATTGATTTTTTTGCCGGGCATCAATATTTGTCCCATGGCAAAAAAAACCAAATGCCACCGGGAGCAAGGTTCCACGGGGCCATTCATCGACAAGGAATTACTTATTAAGTTAGCCGTGGAGCTATTCACCGCCGCGATTCGCATCGGAATGTTTGATTATCTATTTAATCAGTAATCAAATCAGCCCTCCGATGCTCCCTGCATCGGAGGGCTTTTCCAAATTTTCCGTCCTTTCCACCTCTTTTTCCTGCCGGTACTTTCGTGATGATAACCTTACAACCAATCACGAAACGTTATGCCAACACGTTCCCAGCTCATTGCAGCTATTAACACCCTTCGGGGCCGTTCACCCGTTTCTCCCATCCAAGACACTGAGCTCGCCGATATGCTCGAAACATGGGTTGATTACTACGACAACCATGGTGAAATCGACCCGGCGACTTTTCAAAGCCAATTGACAGACATTCTCGGTACGTACGACGAGCACATCAGCACTTTCAATAGTAATATAACAGCGGCTACCGCCCAAAAAGTATTATCAGAGCTCGCCGCTGACAGATCAATAGCAGCCGCTGATAGAGCAGATCTGGGGCTAATTCCGAAAGGGTCTTGGAACGCTTCAACCAATACTCCTACCATTACTGCGACACCAAACCCGGCTTGGGTGGATGGAGCTTATCTCGATATTACGCCCGTAGCTGGTGTAATGGCATTCGCAGGCGAAAATTTCAGTATTGGCCAGGCTGTCAACCCCGGAGATAGGTTGAAGAAAATTGGAACCCATTGGTCTTGGATTAAAGCAAGCGACTTGGCGCTTCAAAAAATAGTCGTTGCCGAACCCAAAATAACAAGTTTAGAGGCTCAAACCATTAAATTGACTCCTGTTATTACTCCAGTGGCGCGTATTCAGCAAGTGCCCAGCTACGCCTATACCACGTATGGGATTTCGACCACATTGAAGGAGCACAAATATTGGTTTTTCCCAAAAGGAGTTAAGAAGCTTGATAGAGCAGGATTCTTCATTTTTAAACGCAGTAGTTTAGGAACAATCAATAGTGACATAAGATTTCAGGTCATTCACCAAAGATCGGGTGTTAATACGATTCTTCTAGATACAACAGTTCCTTACGCGGAATTTGCCACTTACGACGATGCTGATTCAATTGTAGATTACCACAATTACGAATACAAAATCAAGTTAACAAACTCTGTCACAACGGCGAACGGGGATAGAATATTCGTGTCTATATCTTGCGATGCGACATTAAACCCGGTGTATTCGGTCACAAACAAGGATGATGCTAGTGGAGAATGGAACAACGGAACGGGGTTGTATTATCGCGTTTGGTTGCCAACTGTCGCACCTACATATACAACCGTACCTACGTTACCGGCAGGGGACGCAAACCCGGGAATCGTTCATTTTTATGAGGATGTTTTGTTTCTTACAAGACTTGATACGATCGAAGCAAATGTAGCTGCCAACTCGGCTGCAATTGCGGGGAAAGCAACCGGGGCAACTGTCGCCATCGTGGGAACAAATAAGTTTGACAAAGCCACGCACGTCCAGGACGGCGAAGGCGTTGGCTCTGACGGTGTTGTATTTTCCGTTGCTGGATTTGGTCGTATTAAGGATATGCCTGTTTTGCCAAACACGACGTATTTTATTTCAGGATTAACCATAGGGCCACCGCGCGGTTTAAAATTCCTAAATGCCGCGGGTGCGACTATATCGTTCATAGGTAGTCCTACAAATAATTTTGCTTTCACCACGCCTGCGCTATGCGTAAAAATCGCTATGCAGATTTACGGAAGTGGGGTGTCATTACCACAGAAAGATACATTACAAATTCAAATCGGGACATCAGCCACAGCTTACGAATCCTATGTGACAGAGGATTTAAATGATAAGGTTGATGCGCATAGCATCCTAGCCAAACGCCTCACAGTAGGGGCGAAAATTGGCGAAAGCTTCGTAGCTGATAAGATCACAACGGACTTATTAGCGGCGAAAACAGCCGCACTAGAAGCAGTGGCCAACCTTGGATTGATTGATTTTCAGTACATATCACCCGCAAATATTTATTTACCGGACGGAGTTGCCACAACAAGGAAAGAGCCAACGCTTTTATACTTGCAGCACTTCATTCGGGAAAAAATAGAGGTCTGGCTGAATGGGGGTAAGAACTTTATCATCACTGCTAAAAATGCAACAAATGCGGGGACGGTGATCCAAGATACGCTCGCTATTACACTGGGAGGGGGCAAATATTTAACGAAAAATGTCAATATAAACCGCATTTCAGTCAATATAAGCGCGTTGGCTTCACAGTTCCCAAAAGTGGGATGGATCGGAGATAGTATAACTACATTTCGACCAAGAAACGGTAGTTATTCAGGCGTTGGAGCGGGCACAATTCATGGAATGGCAAAGGAAATTGCTGAAAAAAATAGGATTGACGCAGGTAGCGGATTTAGCTATCTGTGCATGGGGAGGTCTAACCAAGGAGATGGAACCCTCTCCTATAAAAGCAATAGTCTCACAATCAAACAATTTGCTGATGGCTTTGGTGGGTGGGCTACAAGTACATGGCTTAGACACCCTATAAGAATGTGGGTTTTTCCACTTGGTGGCTGGGATTTATTGGGTTTATCAACAACCAACAGTCGTGGATACAATGGCTCGGCTTCAGATAACACCTTAATTTCAAAGGCGATTTACGGTGTCGTTGCGCCGGTAATTTCGGCGAATTCTTACAACACGCTTATTTCGGAAAATCAAATTTCCAATAGTCTAGGTGCGTGGACTGGATCCGCCCCTCAAATTGCACTTGTTCAAGCATGGATAGACGGCGTTTCTGCAGGGACTCTGTCAACAGTAAATCCTTACTTTGACTACGCAAAATCTGGAACAAACAGGTTCAATTTTACAAAATACCTAGCTGAATGGAAAACACTGGCCCCCGATGGGGTTACGCCATTGATTTTAGGCAGTACGGCAGGAAGTAAAGTAGTGAGTCTGGCGAATCACCAGGTTTGCACACCTACCCATTACTTAATTACAACCGGTGAAAACGATAGGTTGCACGTCACCAACCCGGTTGATATAGCTAATGATATCATTGAACTCGCAACGGAGATTACCACACAGTTGCCATCTTGCAAGGTTGGGGTTTTAATGACAGACATTCCAGGCCCAATGTTTCCAGAGAGGCACCCAAATTACGTCGGCTTATTTTCACAATCGGATCACAACAACAAGTGGGATTTGTACAAAGAGCTGCAAACGCGATTCGGAAGCCTTGCTAGTCAGGTAGCTAACCGTATATATATTATCCCGACATGGTTCGCCATGCAGCCATTGAGTCATAGCTTTACGTTTGAACAGAATGACGAAGGTTCGATAAATACCACGCTGCAAATCGCGAATGATGACTATAACCATCCGGGGTATTTTGCATTACGAAGCGCAGGGGCGCAAGTGTACGGATGGGTGGCTTACAGTACAACCGTTTAATCCATGCCTAACATCATCCCACATCAGCCTGACAAGCTTCAAAAGTACCGCGACTATTATGCCGGTGACTACGAGCCTACCGTCGCCGAGCAGGAATTTTTACAGCGCTATGAGCGGGTAATTGCCCTGATCGACTTCGGTCAGGCTGATGTCGATGGGCATTATTGCGGCCCATGGAAACGCGCCGAAGTGGTGAAGTTCATTCAGGATCACTACGAGGTCAGTATGCAAATGTCCAACCGGATCGTGAACGAAGCCATGGAATTGTATGGCGACATTCACGAAATGAGCTTGCGGGCAAAAAAGGCTTTCAGGATCCAGCATCTTGAAAAGCGGGAAGCCGAAGCGTCACAAATGGGCGACTACATTGCCGCCGCTCGGCTGAACGACCAGATCAATAAACTCATGAACGCCTACGACGAAATTAAAGAGGAAGATCAGGACGATACCGATTACTCCGTTCCAGCATCTTTCATCTATGAGGCTATCGACACTCCATATGAAGACATTCCAAGAAGCCTCCCAGGCGGTAATCAGGTTGAATCCGTGGCAAATCAAATTCCTGAAATCCACAGCAAGGATTAAGGCCGCAATTTGTGGCCGCGCATCAGCCAAGACGAATACACTTTGCCATGTTATCGGGCAATCAGCCAAAGCACTGCCGGGTGCGAAGGCGTCACTTAATTGTAACACCTTTGGCCAGGGCCTTGAAATTATCCTGGAACAGGCAGACGCTGTTTGGAAACAATACGGCTGGCATCCATACGACCCTAAAACGGGTCGTGGTAATTATGTACAGTTCAAGCGGCCACCCGCAAACTGGGCAAAGCCGATTTATTCGCCGAAAAAATTCGACAACTGCATTTCCTTCAAGTCGGGGTATGTGTTGCAGCTCAGGAGTTACGACCGGCCAAATACCAACCGTGGTGGTAACGACACACAAAACTTTATTGATGAGTCCGGCTGGTTCAAAGAGGACTGGGTTAATAAGATTATCCTTCCCCGTAACCGTGCGCCGATCGGCTTCGATTCCCATCTCAATCTGGCCTTTTATCACTTCTCATCCGTGCCCTGGAACCCCGAGGGTAATTGGATTTTCAAGTATGAAGATTTGGCAAAAGACAATCCGGAAAAGTATCTCTATCAGGAGGCAACCGCCGCCGATAATTATGCACTGCTCGCCAAAGTACCTGACTACATTGAAACCCAGCGCGAACTTTTAACACCGATAGAATTCGAGGTCGAGATGGAAAACAAGCGTATGACGTCACTTCCCAATGGCTTCTACCCATCTCTGAGCATGGATAAGCATTGCAATATGGAAACGCGTTACGATTACGACGACGCCTTAGGTGTGTGGCAAATGGCCCAAGGCGATTACAGTCAGGATTCGGCTATCAATATTTCCATCGACACCAACGCGTCGTTCACTTCTGGTACACTATGGCAGGAAGCCCGAAACACCGAGCATTGTTTCGACGCGCTATTCGTTAAGCCTGATCAGGAAAAGATCAACATGGTCGAAAAACTAGCCATCAAATTCTGTGAAAAGTATATTGGCCATCGTTTAAAGCTGATCCAGATCTACGGAGACCGGAACATCAAGTCCAAAAACGCGGGCACGACCGAAACGCATTTGGATGTTTTTACCAAAATTTTACGAAAATACGGCTGGCGTGTCGCCATCATGGCCGGATCCTACAACTGGGCACACCGCGACAAATTCTTTTTTATGGATGAGATCCTCAAAGAAGAAAACACCCGGTTGCCAAAAGTCCGTTTCAATCTCCGACACGCCAAAGTGGTCATGATGTGTATGTCGCAAACGCCCATTTTGGAGAACTTCGAAAAGGACAAAGGATCCGAACGCCGCTCGATCCCCCAGGAGCTGGCAACCCACTTAACCGACACGGTCGATTATTATTTATGTACTAAATATGGCGCTAGGGCTGGCAGGATGGCTATGGGGTCGTCAGTTATTCCGTCGATAGGATTTTTAGGCTCTTAGTAGATTAACTTTGCAGGCAATGAAAACTTATCCTACACGGCGGGGGCGGCGATAGCCCCTAAAAAACAATCTTTTATGCAAAGTAGCACTATGGAATACCTTCCTCTTTTTGTTAAAAATCCTTCTACCGGCCAGCTTGTTAATGTGGAGCCACTTTTCCACCTTCTCGATATGGTAGGCGAAGGTAGCATGCTTACAATAGGTGGTGAACTCGACGTGGCCATTAAGTACATCACTCTTTCAGATGGTTCCGGAGTGTCGTTAGACAAGCGTGAAATACTGGTAACACTTTATGAAATTCGTGACGCGTTTAACAACTCAGGTCAGGCGTCAAATTAAGTCCCTACATCTCACTTGACATTTACAGCGCCTTGGATTATCCGAGGCGCTGTTTTTTTCGTCCTTTCCAAGTATCCACATACCCTGCAAATTCGCCATTGTAAATAGCGAAACCCAATGCAGGAAGTTCCCGGTGTGGATACACCATCTATCAAGCGTGAAGCAGCCCTGTTCGATTTCTTCAATGAATTCGAGTCGGACGGGTCTCCGCGCGTGGCCAGCATTCGGTATTATAAAGTTGACGGTACTGCAGGGGAAAAATTCAGGTGTTCTCGCTCTTACGAATCGGTAACAATGGCCGTTCAGGCTCCCAGATCCAAGGAAGTCCGGGAGGAAAGCGACAAGCATACCACCATTAATTTGCAGGCTAACAACCTTATCCGCATCGTCTTCGCTGGCGATGATGGATCCCGTCAGGTTCGCCACATTAAAATCAAGCTTATTACTCATTACAAGCCATCCTTTTCCAAGGAATGGATGGAAATACGTCACCCTGAAAAACCGGTTTTGCAATGATCCACCCAGTTTCCGACAAATCTTCTATTATCACCAATGGCAAAAACGGCCTGTTTCTTACCGTAATCGGGAAACATGATCAGGCACATACGCCGGTTTCTGGCTGGTACGATACTTCCGAAGCGCTATACCCTGACTACTATCCATGGGGCTTTCGCGATGACAAGCCCAATACCATGCACAAGCTAATGTCGGCCAATGACAAAGCTTTGCAGCTACTTCGTACCAATGTCAAGTACATGATCGGTGCCGGTGTGGTGCCAATGCGCCGGATCGTCGAAGACCGCAAGGTTATTTACGAACCGTACGAAGACGACCGGGTCAAGGAATGGATGGAACGCGCCCAAATTCAGAAGTTTGCCCGCGAAGCTGCTTGGCAATGGTCGTACAGCTGGAACACTTTCACCAACATCAGTTCCGACAAAGAGGGTAAATTCTGGCGGCCAAAGGTTCGCGACGCTTTTGTTACCCGCATTGGCAGGATCCCCAAAGGGCAATACGACGCTACCAAGTTTCTTTTGTCCGACATGTTTGGCACACCTATGTCTCGAACAGCGAAGAAATTTGAGGTTCCGGCTTTCGATCCTGTGAACCCTTCCCGCTTCACAGACTCGATCATGCATGAAAAGGAGCCTATACCTGGTCAGCCGTTCTATGCATTCCCGTCCTGGTGGGGTGGTGATAAGTGGCTGGAAGTCTCAAACCTCATTCCCGAATTCCACATTTCAGGGTTGAAAAACGGATACAATATCAAGTACGTGATCAAAATCCCGGGTGATTATTTTATTCAGCAAGGTATCACCGACGAAGCCGAACAAAAAGCAGCGTTCGTGCAGCTCCGTAATGAAATGGATCAGTGGCTTTCTGGTGTCAAGAATGTAAACAAGGCGATTATCACCCGCTATTTTCTGGGACCTGATGGTAAAGCTATTTCGGGACTGATGATCGAACCGCTTGATAATAAAATGTCTGACGACGCTTATACCAAAATAGCATCGACAGCTGACATCGCTCATTCCAGCTCACATGGTATAATGCCGGTTCTTGCCGGGATCGATACAGGTAGCAAGCTGGGCGGTTCAGGGTCTGAGATTCGCCTGGCATATGAGTACACCAAAATGATGACCGCCGCCGACCGTCACCCCATGATCCAGCCGATCAAGGTTTGTGCGAAGCTTTCGGGGTTGCCGTCAGATATCGAATTCCAGTTCGCCGACACCCAGTTCACCACCCTGGACAAAAACCCAACGGGTAAGCAAAATTCATCCACCGTAGTCGAGAACTAATTATGAGCTTAATAACCGATACCGAAAAGCTTAAAAAGCACATTGGAGGCATCCAAAAGAGCCTCGAATTTAATACCATGCGTCCCTTTGTTGGCATGGCCGAGCGTCGATACATCATTCCTGCCATTGGCCAGGCATTGTTCAAGCGTCTTGAATCCGGCATTGTCGGGGAAGGTGAAACACCCGACGAAACCACTCGTTACACAGAGCTAAGGGACTTGACCGAGATCGCCCTGGCCTGGTTCACCTACCTTATTGCGATGCCTCACATGCGTGTTGCCACTGGCGATGCAGGTATTGTTATGAATCAGCCAAGCCGTACAACAATGGCCCCTAAGTGGGCACATATCGACGTCATGAAGTCAGCCATGGCACAAGCTGAAATTGCAATCGAATACGTGCTGGATCTGCTTTCTCAAAACCCTGACGATTACCCCGTTTGGCGTGACGATCAGTTCGCAAAGCATCACGAGCTGTTTCTTAATAGCGCCATGAGCATCACCAGGGATTTGCCCGTTGTTGCCGGTCGGCACCTCACTTATCTGGCTTTGAAACCCTACCTGGTTCACGCCGAAAAGGATTATGTGTCAAAGCTCACCACACCCGAAGTATTTAACGCACTTAAAGCGAAGTGGGTGGATACCGAGGCTGAATATAGCAACCACGAAGGCTGGGTGATTGAATTGATCCAAAAGGCCGTCGCACCACGTGCATTGCTTTTGGCCCTTCCTTATTTGCGCATCCAGCTTTTTGGTGATGGCATCCGGGTTCTCAATCTCGACGACGCCCTGGTCAATGAATTGTCAGCCACGGACAAGGCGCTTGAACAGCTTCGGGCTGATCTGGTGACAAAAACCAAACAGGTAGAATCCGATTTGCTCAACTACCTGAACGAGCACGCCACCTCGGACATCTTCCCAAGTTTTTACGAACGTGCCCAGCTCAAAAAGGCATCGACAACACCACTTTTCACCCAAAACGCCCCCACCGATGGCCGGGCAAATAATTCTTTCATTTTCTAACCAAATCTCAAAATGTCACAACACCCACAGCCAGCCCCTCGATTCCCCAGCGGATCACCCACATTCCAGGTTCATAAGGATCAGGACAGCACGGTAACCCCCGAACAGCTGGAAATTAAAATTTCAGAAATGCGCGAAAAAGCAAGTGAGCTTCGGCAGGTCGAAATTGAAAAACAGAAATTGCAACGCGCCCAGGGACAGGACGCCAAGTTCAAAAAGTTGGATGCGTTAAAGGAGACGCTGGAAACCCTTAATCTGGTTCATGGGCTGGGGAGCAAACTAAGCCTATCCGACGCATTGGAACTGGCCGAAGAAAAACGCAAGGTGACTGCTCAAATCGAAGAACTCGAAGACGACCTGGGCTTTCTCACTATCGAAGGAAAAACCGAAACAAAGAAAACCTTCGGGCTTTCCAGCTCCAAAGCACTCTGGGCCATCGGCGGGTTAACACTGTTAAGCTTCCTTTTATTCTGGGCGATGGGCACCGCAGCTGTGTCCGACGACCCGATGAACGATTCAGCACGCCGCATGATGAATAGCGTCGGCCTCCGTGTTTTAACCAATTTTCTCCCCTTCAGTATCGCCATTCTCGCCGCTGTGGGGTTCATCTGGCTTCTGTTTCCGTCCGTTTTCGGCTACTGGCACAACAAAGTTTCTTCCAATTTTTCACTTATATCTGATCTCGAACAATGCGAACCTTATCACCGTGTAGCCTTCTTTGCCTTTTCTTATGGTTTGCCAGTTTGGGCTTTTGTTCAGCTGATGCAAGTAATCTTCGGGTAGCAGCCAAGGATAGTATTGAAGCCCAAAAGAAATGTTTTTTGGATCGCGCTTTGCGGGAAGCAACCTACGTCAGGGAGGCTACCGACAAAAATGACCATACCGCCATTGTCGGATATTTCAACGACATCGGATATGATCTTACAAACGTCGGATGGAAAGGTCGGGCCTATTGCGGTGCTTTCGTTGCTGCGATGCTGAAACGTTGCGGGATTAAGCTTCACGTGAAGGGGCCAGCCTTGACGGTCAACTGGCTTGTTGATCGAAAGCGAGTAGTCAGAGTCACCAGCAGTACCGTCGCCCAGCCCGCCGACGTGGCCGGTTACAACTTTTCGGGACGAAGTACAGGTATCGATCACGTGGAAATCATCAAGTCGTGGCATCCAAACCCCGGATTTCCTTTTGCCACGTTCATTGCCGGAAATACGAGCGCCCCGAAGGGTGAAACCAAGCAAGGGGTCTGGGTAAAAGACCGCCTCAAACGCCAGGTGAAATGGATTATCAAAGTGTTCGACGTATAAACTTCATATCATGAATCAGGAAAAACTCCTTTCAATCTTTGGTTATGCATGCCTTGCCGTTTTTGTGATCATGCTCCTGGCAATGGCAGACACTTATTTCGTCCAGCGGAAGATTGAACAGACTATTCAAAACAAGTTTGACCGCATGCCCGGTCAGGAAACCGTAAAAATCATCAAGTATGATTCCCTCACACAAATCAAGCTGGATACTATCGAGGCCCGGCGCGCTATGTCGCACCGTCATGTTGATAATCTTTACAGCGGCGAGCTTCAAAGCGTACTCGACAGCCTTTATAACGCCCAGTGACACTTTAACGAAGACCGTCACACTCGACAGTGTCAAAAAGCTTATGCCCATCGGCTTTTATGTGCTTACCGAGCAAGGTGCAAGGCTGAGCGTCAAAGCCAAAATCGACGCTGATTTCTGGCAAGCCAAATGGAAGATCTCCGATGATCAGCTTTCCAAAAGAAACGGGGATCTTCTGCTGATTACTTTGGATAGAAACCGTTACCGCGATCAGTCCACCAAAGATGCCGAAACCGTTCGTCTCCTGAAACGTCAGGTGTTTTGGGCCAATGTTTGGAAATATACAGCCGTTGGGATTTGTGCAGCTCTGTCGGTTAAAGTCACTATGAATCAACTTTAATGATGCGACCAAAATTTTCTGGGCTTTTGCTACTTGTGCTACTTCTAATCGGTGCCGGCTTGGTTGATCTTGTTCGATGGGTGTTTTCTTTTTTTCGCAAATTCTTTCCAAAATGACCACCGTCCGCTTAAACGACACACCGTATTGCTTTCCCGATATCTGGGAAGAAATACCGCCCGCACTTCGCACAGGCGTCCTTCGTCTTGTCTGGGAATTTAATGCCAGAACACCTAAGAGCCGTCTGGCCATCTTGTATTTGGTTAGCCCGATTCCAGCAAAGCAATTCAAAAAGCTTGTGCCATGGCAGGTCAATGAGCTATGTGTCTTATTGGATTGGGTATGGGAAAAGCCGATAGAGGGCCGTCCATTTGAGACTTTTCAGCATGGAGATGTAGTCTACTATACACCCGGAGAATCCTTTCGCAATGCGACATTTGGCGAGTTTCTGAACGCGTACACCTACTTTTTCCAGTTGATGTATGACGAAGATTCCGACCGGGATCAGATAGCTGCCAAGTTGATGGCCACACTTTGCAGGCCTGCACCGGCAGATCTGGACATTCTTTCTCCTGCCTGGTCTGGCGATTACCGCGAAGCTTTCAACGAGCACGTGGTCGAGCCCCGCTCAATTTTGTTGCGTGACGTGAGTCCTGGAATTCTGGCGGGGATTATTCAATACTTCTTGCATGAGCTTCGCTGGCTTTACAGCACTTACGAAATCTTCCAGGCACCCGATAAGCCCGTCATCGATCATGATGATGAAGATTCCGAAACCAATGAGCCAGAGCCTTACGACTGGGTCGAGACGCTGATGGACATGAAGGATATTAAGTACATCCTGGTCGAAGAAAAGCTTTACCTCACACCCAAGGCGGTTATGGCCGATAATCTCAACAATGTTTTCGACGCTCTTTTAAGGCTCAAAGAGCGAGATCCTAAACAACCGGCCCCTGTTAATCAACCAACCCAAAACGAAGACGATGACTAACGCCCCTGATCTACAAGCACAATACGAAAGCTACTTTTCCCAGTTCCTGGGCGAGCATACCGGAATTGCCGCCTACTATTGCACATCGACAGAATCGGTGATAGCGGCCAGCAGATCCGAAGACGCTTTCAAATATCCACTTTTGCATTCCGATTTACCGACGATCTCAATCAAAGGAAACCGTGAAAACATCATTGCTTGGTTTCAGGCACCACTTTTCATTTTGCTGCAACCGGCTTCCGGAGATATCGCCGACATTGACGACACGTTTGCAAAGGCCCGTAAGATCGCCAATCACATTGTGCTGAAACTCCTGGCGGACCATATCAATAAAGGTGGCGATGCGGCAGCGCTCGAATTCCCCATTGATTCGGTAAGCATGGAGCCAGTACGAAGCCTTTGGAGCGACAATGCAGTAGGCTACGAGCTAAACCTGAAAGTCGGCTTTTATATATCCATGTGCCTAAACGACGATTGAAATGACATACGCTTTCCCTCTTGATGCATCATTTTCCCCGTTTCAGTTTACCCGTAACAGGCTGGAACATATCATTGCCGCTGTGGATCCATCCGATTACCCCATTCGGCAGAACCTCCGTTACGAGCTTACTTTAAATGCCCCTGAATTCGCTGGCCTGCAAATATTAGAGCCGTTTCTTACCCTTCCCGGTCGGGAAAAGCCTCCGATTATTACATCCGGGGAAAGCACCTACGAAGGGGCTAAGTTCAATGTCCAGGCAGAGTTGGACGGCTTGCTTTTCCGCGAAAAGCCTACTTACAAGCAATTTCAAATAAGTTCTATAAGCAGCCTTACGATGCCTTTCAGCTTCACTGAGGTGGTGAAGTACGAAGGAACCGAAATCCTGAGCCAGGCTATACCTCCCCAGTGGGCGATCAAGTCGGGTATTGCCGAAATCGATCACGACGTTTGGGGCGCGGCTTACTGGACACACTATCACAACAACCGCTTTCTTACATGGCAACCTGATAACAAAATCGTCGGCTCCGGACAGGAAGAATATTTGTATTTCCTGCTCAACTTTTCACCGACACCCTCTTACATCAAGTTAAGGGTCGACGTAACTTTTGCAGATGCCACTACGGAAACGTTTTACCCGTCATTGCCTATTCAGGATGTGCCATTCGGGCGGGTTCTTTGTATCCCGGTCGGCCCGGATGTCGCATTGAGTGGCGTACCTGGCTCTGTCGTTAATTATCAGGTTTATTTGGTCGATCAGGTCGAAAACCGCTTGTCCGAAAAGCGCACTTATTGGCCCGATCGCCGGTCACGAAAACAGGAGCGCTCTGTCATGTTCAGCAACTCCTTTCATACTTACGACACGCTTCGTCTGGTAGGTGAAGCATCCGAGCTTCACAAGGTTCAGCGTTTCTATGCCGATCGTGAGCGCCCGGTCGGCGCCGGTTCCGACTTCTCGGATCTGTTCATGATCGACAAGGTCGGATCTAATGAGATCACAATCTCGACCGGCTATTTCGAAAAAGACAGCATCGAAATGACCCGCTACCTGTCTGAGCTTATTCTGGCAGAAGAGTGGTACCTGATCACCGGCAGTGCTCACGAACCTTTGGAGCTTGTAACCACTTCCCAGGTCAGTAGTCAGGATTCGCCAGGTCTGGCGAGCAGATCCTATACTTTTCGCAAGATTAGAGACGCGAGTAATTATAGCTTTCTTCCACAGGCCCCGACGTTTGCAGAAAGGGCCACGTATTGGAAAGGATCAAAGCCTCAATATATGCTGGATGGATTTGGAAAGCGTACGGGATACGTAAGGTTTGGCCGTATTGTTAAGACCTATCTTGACACTGACACGTCTTTCATCCCGCTTACGATCAAGTCTAATTCCCCTGGTGATGCTGATTATTTGCCCGAATACCTGAACACCGATATTTCACCCGGAAGCACCCCTTTCCCAAGCGGTGCGATATCGCGGGCTGGAACCTTTAACAGGACCAATTGCGGCGCCGGGTTCATTGGTGGTCCAGCTACAATTACCATTGCCGCTGGTAAGTATGGCGGAGAAAATGCGGGGGAAGCAAATATATTGGCCGAAGCGGAATACACTTCTCTGAACACGCAGGCCACGGCCAACGCGTCAGGAACCTGTACAGTAAATACCACGCCTGTTCACGCTGCCATTTTTCACAAGATTCCCATGGATTCGGGCTTTAACGTGATCGGAGGTGGTGGAGCATCCGGGCCGGTGGTTGAGATGTACGTCGACGGGGTGTACATTGTCACCAACACCGTTGGGATTACCCCGCCTGCTATCGCCATTTCCGACAGCGTCATGTCGCCTGGCCTGCACACTATAACCTGTAAAGTAGGCTATCATCATTTCCCTCTCTGGTCATGTAAGCTGCGAATCGCATCCAAAAACAAGGAAGTAAATGTGTCCGATAACGGGGTGTACTCTTTTGGTGAGATTATGGTTTATTCCACCGACAACCCTCTAACCGTTGAAGTATTATGATCCTTGAAATCCGCATCAACGGCTCTACGTTAGAACTTGGCAAGGGCAATATTGTATCATGGGAACGGATAAGCCCCTATTTTGTATACGATGATATTTTCAGCGACAAAGTCGAGATTCCGTCCGTGCCGATCACCTCTAAAAATCGGGCCATTTTCGGCTTTATCGACATCGTAAACCTGGGGAGTGTACATCCCAGGTTTACTTTCGAAAAATATTTGAATGGCCAGCTCATTCAGGAAGGCACCGCTTTTGTAAGCGATATCACAGCCGACTCCTACAAGCTTACCGTCGTTCAACGGCTCGATGAATTCTTTGGTGATGTTCACAACACCTCACTATCTCAGATCGATCTGGGCGACATAACCCTGCCAGACACCCTATTGCCGGCACTTATCGACGGCGTCGGCGATACTGCAGCGTACTTTCCTTCAATTATCAACACCGACTATTACGGCGACAAAGGATCTGAGGTAAGCTACACCGGAATCGTGAACGAATATGGCGTGGGGGCTTACGTGGCAGGGCCGAAAGTTCCAATGCCGCTTGTGCACTATGTTTTGGGCAAAATCGGGGAAGTTTCTGGCGTCACCATGACTGGCGATTTCTTTACCGATCCTTTCTGCCAGCGGCTCATTCATTACAATATTCGGGCTTTGGATTCTGACCCGACCATGATCCTGAACCGCTTTGTTCCCGATCTTACACCACCCCAGTACGTGTTGGAGCTTCGCAAACTGCTGAACCTTTCATTAGATTTTAACACCGTTTCTAAGACGCTCACCATTGGCTTTACCGACAATATTATGAGTACCGACACGCTGGTAGACTGGTCGGACAAGCTGGTGAAAGGGTCGCGCAAAATCATTGAGCGGAACAGAAGGTTACAGCTATCGATGATCCTGGATGGCGGCGATTCCCTCATGAAGGATAAACCCGCCATCATGGACGATTTTCTTGCACCCGCCTTCGCCGATGACTTAGGCATAGCTACTGTTCGAACGGTTTTCTCCACCCTGCTTACAGACACGGAAACTGGCCTGCCAATCGCCAAGCAGGCAGGATCTACAAGCTTGTTCAACATGTTGCCGAATCGAGCAGCGCCGCGCTTGCTGCTGTGGAATGGCATGGATCCCGACGATGACATTCCGGTAGCACTTCCGTACTGGGACGGGCAAAGCTTGTACTGGAATGGGGATGGCGGTTTAAAGGCATCCCGCTGGGCGGGAACCGAAACCATGCGGCGAAATATTTGCTATCTGAATGCGGAATTGAACCTAAACGAGGCCGATCTGGCGGCTTTTGACTTTAAGCAAAAGATCCATATCAACGGCATGGATTACCTTCCATTGCGGATTAATAATAGCTTTCCCTTGCAATCAGCTACCAAGGCGATACTGGTTCAGGTGTAGTTATTACGTCCTTTCTCGCTCCAAAAAACGGGGTCATTTTCGTAAAATATACGATTTTGACCCCGTTTTTATGCCTATCAATCTATCAAACGAACAGTTCCAAAACCTTCTGGATAAGTACATCAGGGAGGCTGTCGCCGAGATGCAACGCCGGGTTCGATCCGCTAATCTGGTTCTCACCGGCGACATGATCGATTCTTTTCGTGTGTCCGCCCAAGAGCGGGGCCGCGACTACATCACCCAGGTCATCAGCTTTTCTGGTGTGGTCAGGTTGAAGGATTTGAAAAGCATGAATTACACCCGTATGCCGCCCCAGGAAGCGATGGAATATTTTGTCGAGCGTGAAGGCGTTAACACTTTCGCCTACGTTCCGGGCTATAAAAACGGCAACTGGCCGTCAACCGACGCTATTGCCATCAAGCGAATTGCATGGGGTATCCGCTCCAAAATCAAACAGTATCCCAATGTTAAACGTGGCTACCGGGGTATTCACAATGATGTCCTTTTCAAAGGCATGAGTTCTCTACGCTCCCAAGTTGCCCAAGCCGGTGCCCGTCTGGCCATTGAAGAAATCAAAAACGTTATCCAAGCCCGCTGATATGGATTTTAATGAAGAAGCCAGTATATCCCTTCGGGTCGAAGGGAAGGAATTTTCGAACGAATTAGACCGTCTCGAAACCCAGGCAAAACAACTCAATGCCCAACTTAAAGAGGTGGAGAAAACCGTTGGAAAAGGCTCCGACGAATGGAAAGCCGTGAAGCTGGAAGCAAAAGCGGCTACCGACGCCGTAAAGGAACATTCCAAATCTGTAGACAGTACTCAACTGACATACGGGCAGCTACAAAATCAGGTCAAGAAGCTTGACACAGAGGTAAGGAAGCTGAAACCCGGAACGGACGAGTGGGTCTCTGCTGTGAAAAAGGCTGACGAAGCGCGTAAAGTTCTTGAAAAGGTAAATCAGGAGATAGACAGCATCAAAAAGGCAAATGAAAATGCTGAAAAATCAGCTTTAAAAATGTCTTCGAACTCGTCGCTTACTTACGACAATCTCAAAAAGAAAGTCGAGCTATTACGCACTGAGATGGGCACCTTGAAGCCCAAAACGGAAGAATTCATAGCCGCGACGAAAAACCTTGCAGAAACCGAGAAACATCTAAAGGGCGTGGAGAAAGACGTGAAGGATGTGAGCGATGCGCTTGATGAGCCGCAAAAAAAAGGACTCTGGGGCAAGATGACATCTGGGGCAAATATGGTCAAGACGGCCATGGCTGCGTTCCTGGCTCTGGAAGTGGTTCAAAAGCTTTGGGAGTGGGGTAAGGCTATTTTTGATACGACCTCAGAGTTTGAAAGCTACGAAAAGTCGCTTGCTGCTACCTATCAAGCCACGATGAAGCAGGCCGATGCTGAAAAAGCAGCAGCGTCAAGTATGAAGGCCCTTGCCATCATTGCCAAAGAGACGCCCCTTACCCTTGAAGAAGTTACCAAGGGATATGTCTCACTTGCCAACCGGGGCCTGAGGCCAGGAGAAGAGCAAATGAAGCGGATGATCGACGTTTCAACCAAAGCCCGGTTACCCCTTGATCAGCTTGGCGAGGCGATTAAGGATATCAACAACAACGAGCGATGGACCGAGTTTGGGATCAAAGTCAAAACTTCAGGCGACAAGATCAGCACAACGGTTGCGGGTGTCACCAAATCTTTTGAGCGATCCGAGCAGGGAGCAATGGACATGGTGGTTGAACTGGGCAAAATCCCGGGCACGCTTAATTTTGCGGGCCAGTCGATGGATTCAATGAAAGGCAAGTCCTCCAATGTGGACGACATAATGAACTCATTACAGCTGACGATCGGGAAAAGACTCGCACCGGCATTTGTTGGCTTTCTCACCTTGCTGCAAAACGGTATCAGCTGGCTGATCAAGGTTGTGGAAGCCAGCGATCCGGTTGTGAAGGTATTTGAGGAAGTGTATGATTCTGTCGGCAATCTGGTGTCTTCATTCTTGAACTACATTGATGCAATCCTTCCCAATTTTCTCAAAGGGGGCGCGTCGCTGGAAACGGTAATGAAGTTCGTCGCGCTGGCCTTCAAAGCCTGCCTTATTCCGCTTCAAACCGTAATCGGCACACTAACTATTGCATACGACGTAATTGCCGGGGTTGTACATGGAGCCACGGCCCTGGGTAAAGCGCTTTCAGGCGATTTGGTTGGCGCTGCTCAGGCGTTCGAGAAATCCAAGGCAAGCTTTACCAACGTCGGCACACACGCGACCGACACCTACAATAAAATCAAATCCGGCTGGACAGATGCCTTTGTCAATCAGCCTAAAAAGGATAGCGAAAAGGCTGCATTGGCCGCTGAAACTGCCGAAGAAGCACGGCAGCGTCAAATATTGGCTGCACAACGAAAGGCCCAGACCGAGAAAGAAAAGGACGACAAGGATGCTAAAAAGAAACAGGAAAGCGAAGACGCAAAACAACGCACCAAGGACGCCGCTGCCCATCAAAAACACCTTGAAGACGTCAATAAAGCCAACGAGGATGCATTAAAAAAGCTTCACGACCTCGAAGACGAAGCCTTCGTTTCCCGCATCAAGGATGAGAAATCGCGCGACATCGTTCGGCTGCAACAAAAAGCTGAACGTGCTCTGACAGCCGTCCAGGAATCGCTCGCCAGCGAAACCTTAAAGGCCGATCAGGAAAAGCTCATTAAAGAGCAGCTCGTCACCGATATCGGCAAAATAGAAGCGGATTACCGGGAGAAAAAGAAAAAAGCGGACGAAGATGCTGCCAATAAAGCTCGTGAAGTCAATGCA